GTAAGCAGATAGCCGAGCGTTTGTTAGACTTAGGATATGAACTACCAGTAGAGTCAGACGCAACAACACCCAAGGTAGATGAAGCAGTACTGCGTAGTATTGAACATCCGTTTGCTGAAGTGTTATGTGATTACTTGTTGGTTACTAAGAGGTTAGGACAACTAGCAGAGGGTAATCAGGCGTGGTTGAAGTTGGAAAAGAACGGACGGATACACGGACGAGTAAACACAAACGGTGCAGTCACTGGTCGTTGTACTCATCAGAATCCTAATGTCGCACAAGTACCTGCTTGCCGTGCTGAATACGGAGAGGAGTGTCGTGAGTTGTTCAGGGCAGGAGATGGATACAGATTGGTAGGATGTGATGCAGCAGGACTAGAACTACGGATGCTTGCACACTACCTAGCTTTCTATGATGGAGGTGCGTACGCTAAGACTGTTATAGAGGGAGACATACACTCACTGAATCAGGAGGCAGCAGGATTGGAGACAAGAGACCAAGCTAAGACATTTATCTATGCATTCTTGTACGGAGCAGGTGACGCTAAGATTGGTGAGATCGTGGGTGGTAGTGCTAGAGAAGGACAGATGTTGAAGCGTAAGTTCCTTAGCAATCTACCAGCACTACGTAAGTTACAGGACGCAGTACAACGCAAGGTAACAAATGGTGGTAAGCTGATGGGATTAGATGGTCGTATACTTCCTGTTCGTTCTTCACACGCTGCATTGAATATGTTGTTACAGTCAGCAGGTGCAGTGACGATGAAGGTAGCACTCGTACAATTGTTTCATCGACTCAATGCTATGAAGTGGCAGCACGGTAGGGAGTATTCGTTTGTTGCTAATGTACACGACGAGTTCCAAGCAGAGGTCTTACCTGATAAAGCTAGTGTGTTTGGGGAGTTAGCAGTTGATGCAATACGACGAGCAGG